TGTTAGCGGCGCGTTCCTGGGTGACGTCATCACTCAAGCTCGTCTCGCATACAATGCAAGAGTTCCGGATTCTTATACTCAGAATCTTGCAAGATCCCTCATGGTACGATTGATGAAAGATGCAGGCATGCGTAATGCCCACATCGACCAGAACATCGCGAACATGGTGAATGCTGTGTTCTTGCAAACCAGAGATCAGGTGGTCGCAGCAGAGAATCAACGGGTCCTCATGCGCGCTGGGGTTTGGGGGGGCCAACTCAGGCCCTAGGGGTGTCGTGTGCAACAAAGTGCTGTCACATACGTGAGTGAGGCCCCACATCCAGCGGGTCTCATTGTGAAGCGCTGGATGCCACGTAAACCCGGGGGTAGCACATTTTGGCGCCTGGAGCATCTGATGACTTCACGCGTCGTGCGCCCCTTTGCAAAGGGGGTAGAGAATGTGGTTAGTGGAATGAAGGAGCGCGTTTTCTTTGTGGATGCCTCTGGAACGAAACCACCACCCTGCATTAGGCGATCGTCTGACCTTGATGGGTTGGTAGATTTGGTCGCGCGTTCCATCGGACCTTGCAACCGAGTGACCGGGAGTGAATTCATTTCAACCCGGACCGGCTCCAAGCGGAAGATGTATGAGCGCGCTAGATCGGATTTGCTGGATAACCCCAGGAGTCTGCGCGATTTAGCTCAGTTGGCGTTTTTCACTAAGTGGGAATCGACTGTACACGCTGAGAAAGTGCAGGTGCCCAGGATCGTGTCGCCACGCGATTTTGGCTTTAACTACCTCCTTGGCAGGTACATGAGACCGATAGAGCACAAGGTGTTCGTCGGGTTGTCCTCATTATTTGGGTCTTCATGCGTCGTGGCCAAGGGGTTGACGCTGGAAGAGAAGGGTCAGCTTATAGCCGATAAGATGGAAGGTCGCGTTGCTGTTGGGCTTGACGCATCACGATTCGACCAGACGATCGGACGCACTTTGCTCACCGCTGAACATAGCTTGTACAACAGCTTGTTCCCCGGTGACAACTTGTTGCCTTCCCTACTTAGATGCCAGCTGGAAAACAGAGGGCGCTCTATTTGTAGGGATGGCATGGTGCATGCTGACATTGGAGCCATGCGGTGCTCTGGAGACCAGAACACCAGTCTTGGCAACTGCGTGATCAGCTGCCTTCTCGCCAAGTTGTACCTTGACGAGAATGGCATAGCTGGCGCAGATATCTTGAATGATGGGGATGATCTTATTCTCTTTGTGCCTGCCATTAGCTTGCCTAAGCTGTCCAATCTTTCGCAGTGGTACTCCGCTTGGGGCCTGCGTATGAAGATTGAACAACCTGCTTTTTCGCCGGAGGAGGTTGAGTTTTGCCAAGCCAGACCTGTGTGGACGGAGCGGGGGTATGTGCTTGTGCGCAACCCTAGTAAGGCGCTCAACACAGACTACGCCGGAGGTGATAAAGTGGCTAGGTGGGTCGATTATCTCGTCCATCTAAGGTCCGTTGGACTATGTGGGTTGGCTCTGGCAGCCGGTATACCCATATACCAATCTTTTTACAACTTTGGCATACGGAATGGCAAAACGGGCAAGCATGCAGAACAGCTGGGCGGAATTGGGTATCAAGCCAAGCTGCAGTGGAGGGCAGGACGCTTGTCACGTTCAGTCCCCATTGATACCGCGTCCCGAGAAAGCTTCTCCCGGGCTTTTGGGATTTCAGCCGCCGACCAGCTGGCGATAGAAGAGTGGTTTGACGCTGCCACTCTAGGCTGCCAGGACGATATCGAAAGAGATATTGTAGTATCTTGTCACATAGCACAGTGATCGATATCATTAAATGGCGAAAGCGAAGCAGCAACGATCTTCCAAGAAGAAGGGCAACCGTAGGCCGCGCCGCAAGGCAGCGCCTCGTGACACTGTCCACCATGTGTATGCGAGGGCATTGAATGACCCTTGTCAGGGTCCTTTGGTCAGCGTTTACCCTGGTGAGAAAGGCCAAATTGGGAGATTTGTGCTCGACACCTCCTACACAATCGGCGGCACCGATACGGCGTACATTGGCGGGTTTTGGCCCGCTCTCAATGGCGCTTTCAATCAGTCCGCTGCCAACGGGGCAACGGTGGTAGCACCATCTTGGTCCGTTGGGACAGCGTCGTCAGTTGGTTATTCCACGTTCGTCGCTCTATACCAAAAGACGCGGTGCATTTCAGCGTGTGTTGAGATCACGCTTCCCAGTGTTTCAGCTTTGAACATTGTGGGAGAGATCACTACCGCCTGCTTAGCAGCTGGTACGTTTCAACCCTCGCCTGGTGGCGCCCAGTCCTTAACTCCAAATGATGTGTTCACATTGAGCCCAACGAAGTACATGTTACAGCGTAAAGTGTATGAGCAGAAATTCAGTCCCGGCCAACTTGATTCGCGTTACAACGCAGCTTGTGACTCCACTCAAGTTGATGGCACTGACACTAACGCTCTCTTTTACGCAATTCGTGGGGTTCCAGCGGGCACAACTATCACCGTCAAGTGGACGGCTGTGTATGAGGGCACCGCACGTAGGCTCGGTGGCATGGCAACCAGCGCGACTAACATGCGCGCTGGGTCCCATGACACTGCGACCAATGTTGCGGCAGCCCTCCACAGCCAGCATCCTGGATGGGCTGCGAGTGCGAAGGACGCTTTTGGTGGGTTCCTCCGAAACACGGCAGCGGGGTTTGCCTCGTTTGCCGGGCAGAGGGCGGGACGCTCGTTGGGCAAATCTTTGCTCACTGAGGGCAGTGCTTGGAGCACTCCAATTATAGAGGAAATGGCAGAGGAAGCCACTCCGCTGTTGTTGACATTGTAGGGCGCCACAAAAGTGGGAAGATGTTAGGCTTAAGTGCCGACCCGTGTGGGTTGCGGTGTTGCCCCCAGGTGGGGGCGTCCCACCTTCCCAGTGCAAGCACGCAGGTATCGTCGCGAACAGCACGCATCTTGGCCCGAGGGTAAGTGTAGCCACCTTACGGCTCGTTGTTCTGGTTTTGTGCGTTAAGGCCGTGGCGGGCCGCCTAAGCAGAGGGATAGGTTGACAAAGGGGTCCCTCGAGTTGGATTTAG